AATTATGTCACTATTAAGCACTAAACCGAGATATTTCCCAACAGCCGTAGCTACTGAACGTGGCTGGGTAAACCCACAAACTGGGGAAGTTTTAGTTTCAATTGGAAATTTGAAGTTAAAACTAGAAGCAGAAACCCCAGTAGAAGTTGTCACTAAACTTGAACCACCAGTTATTGAAATTGTAGAAACTAAAGAGGAAATTATTATGGAAACTAAATTAGAAACTCCAGTCAAAGTAAAACGTGAATATAACAAAAAACCAAAAGTAATTGGTGAAGTTGTAGAGGAGAAACTAGAAACTAATCGCCAAATTATCGGCGAAGTTTTAGAACACGATTTAGATAAATAATGGATGCTAAGATATCAGAATTTGCCGTAGCTTCTACGCTATCGGCGGCAGCATTAATACCAATTGTAGATGCCGGTACAAATAAAGTAATTACATCTGGTGTATTTGCGACCAACTTACCAAATATTGGTAATAAGGGTATTACTAAAAACGTAGTATTACAAGTGAGTACCCAAACAATACCACTATTGAATACTGTTTGTTATTTATCTGGCGCTGGTACACCATATATTTTACCAAATGGTGTTGACGGGCAAGAAATTAAAATTATTTCAGGTACATCAAATTCCATATTACCCACAGCAGCATTGAATATTGCTTCAATTTCTATGAATGTTGGGTCATCAATAACATTAATATTTGTTGGGTCCATTACAAAATGGGTGCCATTATCCGTTTATAACTGTACACTTGCGTAAATGATTTCAACAGAGTCCGATTTTTTAAAATTTGCATTATCAAAATATGATAATCCTCAATTAACTTCTCTAGCAGAATTTGAGTCAGATATTAAAAGATTTTCATCAATTTCAATACTATTAAATAGATATAGTAATGATATTATAAATTTACCATATAGATTAATAGTAAATCATTTGATTATATTAAGTAATTGTTTTACACAAGTAGGTCTATTAAAGATGATAGAGTATAAATTTACACAAGATAATCAAAAAATCTTAGATACATTTTTATATTATTTGGGGTTTATATCAGAGTCTAAATATGGTTTAGATTTTTACTTATTGGATATATTAAATGAATGAAGAAGTGGTTACAACAACTGATAACGCTGGTGCTGGTTTGAAATCTCCAGAACTACCAATTAAAAATAATTCTCTATTCAAGCGGATAAAAGAATTAATTAAGAAAAACCAAAATCCGCGAAATATTAAATAATAAAAATAATAGGAGTTTACATGGCAATTTATCTACAATCACCTGGCGTACAAATAATTGAAAAGGACGCATCTGCGGTAACACCAGGCGCATCGTCTTCCGTTGGTGGCACAACTGGTGTGTTTAAATGGGGTCCAGTGATGACCCCTATGCTGATTGGTAATGAAGATCAACTATTAGCTACATTTGGTCCACCAGATTCACAAACATATGGTTCGTTCTTTTCATGCACAAATTTCTTATCCTACACATCTGCACTTTGGGTCGTTCGAGCAAATACAGTTAATAAAAACGCGACAGCTGACGGTGCTGGTATTTTGATTAAGAACATCGGTGACTATGATATGTCTTTTGCTGATGGACAAGCTTCTGTTGGTGCATTTGCTGCTCGGTATCCAGGTATCATGGGTAACTCATTGACCGTGTCAATTGCGGATTCCGCTACATTTGCTACTTGGGAATATAAAGGTCAATTCCAATCGGCGCCAGGTACATCAGAATATACAGCTTCCAAAGGTGGCTCTAACGACGAATTACATGTCATTGTTATAGATACACTAGGTAAGTTTACTGGAACTCCTGGTGCGACGTTAGAGCGATTTGCGTATGTGTCTAAAGCTTTGGATGCAATATCATTTACTGGTGTGTCAAATTATTACGAAAATGTTCTTAGAAATCAGTCACAATACATTTACTGGATGGATTATCCAGTTGGTGGAACTAACTGGGGTGTTACTGCAGTCGCGACTGCATTCACATCATTAGTTGATACTGCTACTGCAGGATATGACTTCACTTACACTATGTCTGGCGGAACTGATCAGAATACACCAACTGATTCTGAACTCCAATTGGGTTGGGATTTGCTAAGAAACGTAGAAACATATGATATCTCTATTTTCTTTGTTGGTAATGCATCTACAATATTGTCAAAATATGTAGTTGATAACATTGCTGAAACTAGAAAAGATGCAGTATTATGTATATCCCAGGTATCATCACTAGGTGGACCAATTTTTGGTACGTCACCAACTAGAATAACTGATGCTGCAGCATTTAAAACAGCAATTGGTAATTCTAACTATACAATTATTGACTCTGGCTTCAAGTGGATGTATGACAAATATAACGACAAAAATCGTTGGATTGCGTTGAACTCTGATGTTGCTGGATTGTGTGCTAAGGTTGATCACAATCAAGATACATGGCACTCACCTGCCGGATTTACTAAAGGCCAAATTCGTGGCGCTATCAAACTTTCATGGAATCCTAATCAATCGGAACGTGACGAGTTATATAAACTGTCGATTAACTCAGTAGTATCTTTTATTGGTCAAGGTACACTGTTATATGGTGATAAGACTGCTACATTGAAGCCATCAGCGTTTGACCGTATTAATGTCCGTAGATTATTTTTGATATTAGAAAAATCAATTTCTAGATCAGCTAAATATAATCTGTTTGAATTGAATGATGCTATTACTAGATTGCAGTTTGTTGCTTCTGTTGAACCATTCTTACGTGATGTACAAGGTCGTAGAGGTATTGCGAAGTTTAAGGTAATTTGTGACGAGACAAATAATACTCCACAGGTAGTTGCTACAAATGAATTTAGAGCAACTATCCTAATTTTGCCTGTATACAGCATAAATTTTATCACCCTGACCTTTACTGCTGTCGGGCCGAATGTTTCTTTCGAAGTGGCTGCGTTAGCGTAAACTTTACATATTCAAAAGCTCATATTTTAATATTAATTAAATTTTTAATAGGATAATATGAGTTTCATTGTATATAAAACGACTAATTTGGTAAACGGTAGATTCTATATAGGTGTTCATGGGGTCAAGTAAACATATAACGATGGCTTCACAGTGTTTCAGTTTAAATCGACAACACCAGAAAATAAAGAAGCAACAACAATAGAATTCTTAGCTTTCTTAACAAATAATCCTGAGTTCAAATCAGGGCGTATTAAATAACAACAAACCAATAAAGGTAATTCATGGCTAAAATCGACCAATTCCGCGCGTTTCTATATGGTGGTGGCGCACGACCATCACAGTTCCAAGTATCTATCAATTTTCCAACTTGGGTAACTGTACCAACACCAGGTATCGCTACATCCTTTTTGGTTAAAGCTGCTTCACTACCCGCTTCTATCATTACACCAATTGAAGTTCCATTTAGAGGTAGAATAGCTAAGGTCGCTGGTGAGCGTCAGTTTGCTAATTGGAATATTACCGTACTCAATGACAACGATTCACTCATTAGAAACGCATTAGAGCAGTGGTCTAACGGTATCCTGAACCACACTCAAACTAATGGTAGAATGGCACCAACAGACTATGCACTTGACCTACAAGTGCAACAATTGGACCGTAATGATGTTGCAGTAAAAACTTACAAGTTCGTAAACTGCTTTCCACAACAAATTTCTGATATCCAACTTGATTTTGGAAATGTTGCGTCGATTGAAGAATTTCAAGTTGAATTCTCTGTAGATTATTGGGAAGTTGTGACTTCACAAGAGCCAATTACGAGTTAAATATAATTTTAACTACAGTAATTATTAATGGATCAAAATAACGGTTGGAATTTGTTTGGTTTTCAAATCAAACGAAAACCAGAAGTACAACCTGAGTCTTTCGTTGCCCCATCTAATGAGGATGGTGGCACTAATATAGACGTGCCTACAAACTCAGGTGCTGCATATAATGCATATTCTGTAGATTTAGATCCATCAACTGTCAAGAATGAAATTGAGTTAGTCAAAAAATATCGTGAAATTTCATTAGTAGCAGATATTGATATTGCTGTTGATGAAATTGTTAATGAAGTTGTTGTTTATGATGAGTATAAATCTCCTGTAGTTTTAGACTTCTCTGAAGAAATAGCTAAGAAATATTCAGATAAAACCAAGGATGTTATTAAAGCAGAATTCAATAACATCCTTAACATGCTTAATTTTAACCAACTTGGATCGGATATTGTTCGGTCTTGGTATGTTGATGGTAAGTTAGCGTATCACAAATTAATTGACAAGAATAACGCCAATAATGGTATTGTTGAACTCAGACAGATTGATGTAGCTAAGTTAAAGCGCATTATTGAAATCAAAAAAGAAAAAGATACCAAGTCTGGTGTTGATATTATCAAAGGACAAGACAAATATTTTATATATTCTGAATCTGGGTTTGATCAGAATCAAAAAAATGGATTGAAAATATCTGAAGACGCTATCGCTTATGTAACTTCTGGTTTAGTTGATAAGAATTCTGGTATGGTTTTATCCTACTTACATAAAGCTATACGCCCAATGAATCAACTCAGAATGATTGAGGATTCTGAAATTATCTATAGAATGTCACGAGCACCACAGCGTCGGATTTTCTATATTGACACTGATGGTATGCAACGTACTAAAGCCGAGCAACACATTAAAGATGTGATGGCTAGGTTTAAAAATAAACAAGTGTATGACATCAATACTGGTACAGTAAATGATGCTAAGAAGCACATGTCTATTCTTGAAGATTATTTCATGCCTAGAAGTAATGGCAGCAAGGGTACAGAGATAACCACATTAGAAGGCGGTGGAACTTTGGGTGACCCTGGTTCAGTAAATTACTATCAAAACAAACTGTATCAAAGTTTGAATATACCTTTATCTAGATTGACACCAGGTCAAGGTGCATTTAATATGGG